CGTGTGCGTCAGGGTCTCGAACCTGCCCACGGTGGACAGTGGGGATACTGGAACATCAGTGATCGCCACTGACCCCAGCACCCTCTATAATAAAGACATCAACCACACAGGAGACACACATGAACGGATGGGCAAACTACGAGACCTGGAATGCATCCCTCTGGTTGCAGAACGATGAGTTTCTCTATGGCATCGCCCGCCGTGCCTACTCGTGGCAGAACTGCATCGACCTGCTGATGCTCAACGGCATCACTGAGACAGGCGACGGCGTGCCCTATGCATCTGTGGACATCGACACCGCTGAGATGGAGGAGATGCTCGAAGAACTCTAGAGCACAGTCCGAGGGGACAGGGGGCAGTAATGTGCCCCTTTTTAATGTGGTCGCGAAGCGCCAAGCGATTCCAAAAACGCCTAAGTCCCTAACCTACAAAAGTATCCAGACGAGCGATAAATAATTTTGAAAATGGTTTTTTGAAAACCTCGATAGGAAAAAAATTTCCCGCCAAAAAAATGGACAAAAAAGTTGACTTAGAATTTTTCAAAAACGCCTTAGAAAACTTCGACGCATTCTGTGATGGATTTGAACGAGCAGCATCAGAGAGTTTCCTCTCAAGAGACGCCCCAACAACTCTCGACGAGTACACCTCCAAGTATAGAAGATCTACTCCTGAGGTTGTCCGAGAAGTTGCTGAACCTGGAACAGAGGATCTCGGCACTGGAACGCCCGACCCTAATGTACAAGCGCCCTGGATCGAGCAAGCACGAGAAGATATCTGAGAGTTTAGATTATCTTCACAATAATGTAGAGGGACTTAAGAAGGACTTAATAACAGTGGCAAGAACGGTATGAGTTGCACACCTCCCACAATAACGCCATCTGCAGAGGTTCTCGTAACAGGTCCAACGACCTTTGAATTGCGTCCGTTGCCTGGGACATTGTTGTACACAACTCCTCCCGCGTTGAGGACAGGCACTCAACCGTTATTGTATGAGACATTAGGACCAGCACCTATCCCACCTGCTACAGTTGGTACAGGGATAAGCATAGAGTGTGTTGCAACAGGGATTGCCCCACCAATACCGCCAGGCACACCCCATGTCATCTTGTCTATGACAATGACCCCTGGGTTAGCAATTGGCAGTGGTCCTGGATGCACTATCATAACAAGCAATGGTGCTACCGATATACCTGAGATGCAACTCCCAGTATTTTCAGAACCCAATATACAGTATGGTAGTATGTCTTACGGATCAGGAGTTCCGACTGCGATATTACCGAATGCCCTTAGTGGGTTTTACTCCGAGAAGTATTTTCATGACCAGGAGTATATCTTTGCAACCTATTATAGGACGCAAGCGCCGAATCGCGCCGACAGGTTTACGCTAGTGGATCTTATTAACGGCAATAAGACGCTAACGAGGGAAGCATTTAATGCCCTTCCACAACAGGGTAGAATCATCGCTGACATGTTTCCTGGGGCAGGGACACCTGTACCCTTCTTAGGACTTGCTATAGACGATTCTACGGGGGTCTTAACGAGTGGTACAGAATACCTTGATAGCGTTACAAATGATGTAACGGCATGGATCAAGTTTAAACCAAGTGAAATCTCTGTAATTAGGTTTTACTATACTTTAACTGTAACGACGAATTGTCCACCATTTACCCATGTGTTTACTGGTCATATGGATGTAAGTAACAACTGGGATCCTGCACAGAATCGTTTGGACTACTATCTAAATAAGGGTATAGGCATTATACCCGATCCAGAGTAATGGCAGTATTAAAAGGAATGTCTCGTATTGGAGACATTACTACTGGGGACGGATGTTATCCCCCTACAATAGGAGTAGTTCCCACACCTCCTGCAGTATTACCTAATGTGTATGTAAACGGAATTCCCGCGCACAAGCAAGGGGATACCATGCTACCACAGGTATGTGGCGGAGTACCCCGCACTGATGTTGCGGGAGTTGGGTCACTTACTGTTAGAATAAACGGAGTATCCGCGATGAGAATTGGGGATCCTCTAGTACCAGGAGGAAAATTTGCTGAAGGTTCACATAATGTGTTCATTGGCGACAATCCTGTGGTATAATATAAAAGTCAAATTGCATTAAATCATGGCACGAAGCAAAGTTGGTCTCAGTGGTGTTGCTTTTGTTGAAAGCAAGCCCAAGAAAACGCGGCAGGGATCGGGACAGCACACGAAGTATGCTGCTAGTTCCCGCAATAACAAGAAGAAGCGTTATCGTGGGCAAGGCAAGTAATTGTACTCTTTAACGCTGTACACCTATCTCGCTCCCAGTAAAGTCTGTGAGGGGGTAGGTGTTTTTTCTTTAGTAGAGATTCCGAAGGACACTTGTATATTCACTCCTGCAAAGCAGCAGTATGTACAGTGGACTGATGTTGACGAAAGTTTAAGACCAAGATTAGAAACCCTGACTTATTGCGACGAGTATGGGTTTTGGATTGATAACGACTTAGACAAACTAGGTCCACAATATTATATTAATCACTCAAATGATCCAAATGTCGCATACAATAAAGACACTGGTAAACTCTATGCCATCAAGGATATTCCTGTTGGTGTAGAACTCACTGATTATTATTTCCCAGGAGAAAGAGATTGGCATACCTAAACCATAGTCTCCCTGATTGGTCTTGTTACATGCGTAATGAGTTCTTGTACAATCACAAGAAAGGTCATGGAGAAGTAACAAAATGCGATGTCCACAGCGTTGCTAGTATCGAGAAACGAGTGCCTTTGTTTGAGGCATTCCTAGAGAATGGTGTCAACTGGACCAGGAGACCTCTCCATGCCTTCTGCTGGCGTCCTGATGCAGAGATAGAACCTCTGGAGACCATTATGTACTGGGACTGCTTCTCGCCCTATGTGGATGTACAGAGGCGTCATCGTCTTGCAGGACTACAAGCAGAACTAATTCGTCCTGATAACAAGAAAGTCTTGGGTGAATACATGTTTACCCTAGATTGGTCATGGGAGAACAAGGGAGTTCCTGACTTAAACTTCTCTGAGACACCTGAGCATAAGTGTGCTCACTTGTTTAAGGTAGAGACAGGTAACTACTATGCCTATCCAAACAATCGTATCATTTGGTATGATGATGCATGGGTGTTTGATAGGATTGACAAGAACCCAGGCTACGAGATCGATCTCACGGTATACTCAGTAGAGAACAAGCGTAAACTGCAAACTTCTGATCATTACATGTATGAGGTCAAAAACCTAGAATGAAAAAGAAACCTACAATAACAGTAATTGATGACTGTATCTCTAAGGGATACCAAAACTTTGTTGAGTCAACCCTAGAGAACCCTGAGTTCCCTTGGTATTTCAATTCTCAGATCTCAGTTCCTGGATCCAGTGACCCTAACACTGGGTTCTCTCATACTGCATTCAGGAACTATGAGAATGACAAGGGTCAAAGTCGATACTTTGAGATCTTGCTTCCTGTTCTATTTGAAGCAGTTGATAGATACAAGAAGGGACATGAAGTTCAGGATGTATACAGGATTCGTCCTGCAATGTTTGTGAAGAACCAGAATGATGGTAATCATGTAGCACACATTGACCAACAATACAAACATCATGTAATGCTGTACTATGTGAAGGACAGTGATGGTCCTACACTATTCTTTGATGATGATAAAGTTATTAAACAGATTCATCCGAAGAAGGGTAGGTGTGTTATATTTCCTGGAGAGATTTACCACGCATCATCATGTCCTAGGGAACATGGTAACAGAGTCGTAATCAACTACAATTTTCTATTATAATTAACTATGCTGAGCGAGAACTTTGGACGGAGACCACAAATGGACAAAAGAGTGGACAAGAGTGAAGAGTTTAAGGAGTCAGGAATGACCTTGATCACTGAGACTGATAGCGAGCGTCATCTCAAGAGGGCAAGGAAGATGAGAGATGTCAAAGAGGGTGAAATCTTTGACAACCAGGAAGAGTGGGCGGACGGATTCTGTGGCAAGTGATAAATAGAATTAGCTTAGTCTAGTTCTGTGTCATGCCTACTGTTCAGACATTCAAAGATTTGAGTGTCACTTTCAAGAAACACCCTGTCAACGATGATCTCATTGTTGTCAAGGATAAGGCAGCCATTGCACAATCTATCAAAAATCTTTTGTTGACAAACAAAGGTGAAAGACCATTTCAACCTGAATTAGGATGCGATATTGCTAAGATGCTGTTTGAACCATTGGATTATGGTTCAGCAGCAATCTTGAAAGGTGAGATTACCAATACCATTGGTCGTTACGAACCACGCATCACTATTGACAAAATTATCTGTCTTCCAGATGAAGGAAACAATGGTTATGAGGTGGAACTCTCTTACAGTATTATTGGCAGAGAAGATAGACCAGTCACTGTTGAATTTTTCTTAGAGAGAACAAGATAAATGCCATACGCACAGGTAGCTAATCTAGACTTTGAGGATATTAAGTCAAGTATCAAAGAATATCTGAGATCAACCTCAGATTTCACTGACTATGACTTTGAAGGTTCTGCTTTTGCAACCCTCATTGATGTGTTGGCATACAACACATATTACACAGCATTTAACACCAACATGGTGGCGAATGAACTGTTCCTCAGTTCTGCTACCCTGAGGGATAATGTTGTCTCTATTGCAAAGCAGTTGGGATATAGACCCAAGTCTATTACCTCACCTGTAGCATATGTAACTTTTGATGTTGATTATGGCACAACTACTACTGACACTGAATTACTTCTAAAAGCAGGTACAGGATTTGTTACCTCTTATGATAACACTCTATATCAGTATGTTGCTGTCAAGGATGTCAAGGCACAAGTTGTAAACAATGTCGCGACATTTACTAATGTACCTGTCAGAGAAGGTAGTTACATTACTAACACTAGTATTGTCAATACTGCGCTTAAGAGTCAGCGTTATGTTATTGACAACCCAGGTGTAGATACAAATACAATTACCGTTAAGGTATATGAGAATGTAAACTCTACTGTGTTTGAAGAGTTCCTTCTCATCGACAATATTTTAAATGCTACTCCTACCTCTAAGATTTTCCATCTAGAAGAGATTGAAGACGAGAGATATGAACTCGTCTTTGGTGATGGTGTCATTGGTAGAGCACTACAGAATGCTGAGAAGGTAGAGATCAGTTATCTAATCACCAATGGTCCTGCCTCTAACGGCGTCAAATCGTTTTCATTCAACGGTAGGGTAGAGAATGCCAATGGCGTCTCTCCTGCCTCTCCTACGGTCACTATCGACGCTTCTGCAACGGTTGCATCTGCAGGTGGTGAGAACATCGAAACTCTTGATAAGATTAAGTACACTGCACCTAGAGCATATGCTGCACAGAACAGGGCAGTGACTTCTAATGACTATGATGCACTGATTCGTAACATCTATCCTGCAGTAAGTGACACTATTATCTTTGGTGGTGAGGATCAGGATCCACCTCAGTATGGTCGTGTATACATTGCTATCAAACCAGAGGATGCTGCGTACCTAACGAGTGTTACAAAGGCAGAGATCAAGCGAGAACTGAAGAAGTACAGTGTTGCTTCTGTTATTCCTGAATTGATTGACCCATCTATCTTATATGTTGAGTTGGGCAGTAAGATCTTCTATGATAGAAGTAAGACTAGCGACAAACCTGCTCAGATTCAGTCTAAGGTAATTGGTGCTATCCAAGCATACATCGATGGATCTGATACAGAGAAGTTCAACGGTAAATTTAGATACAGTAAAGCGATTGCTGTTATCGATAATACAGATTTATCAATCAACTCTAACTTAACTTCTGTTACAATGAGAAAGGACTTTATTCCTATTCTCAACAGCACTACATTCTATGAGATTTGTTATCAGAATGCATTCTTAGATGATGACGATCCTGTAGTATCTTCAACAGGTTTTGTTGTTACTGAATATCCTAATTATACCGTCTATTTGGAAGATAGGTTAGGCAAAATCGTCCTATATAGGATAGACTCTGCTACTGGTCAAAAAGTAGTCCTGAACGACTTTGTGGGCACAGTAGATTATGAAAAAGGCGAAATCAAAATGAATAATCTTACGATTATCAAAGGGTCTTTCGTTGATAACAGAATTCAGTTAAGAGTTCTGCCTAGACAGAATGATATTATTGCCTCAAGAGAAGTATATCTTGATGTTGATATTGCAAACAGTAGTTTTATTGCTTACGCAGAGTAATATAGATGGCGGTAACAAAGAGATCAATTTCAACTCTGATTGAGACTCAACTCCCAGAGTTTATTAATACTGAGTACGAATTATTTGGTAACTTCCTTACCAGATATTACGAGAGCCTTGAGATTCAAGGTGGTCCGCTTGATATTGCCAATAATTTAGATGTTTATACAAACATCGATTACTATGAGAGCAATCTACTAAAACAGAGTACAACTCTAAATGGTAATCATTCTGCGTCTGAGACTACACTTGTCGTAGACGATGCTACTTCATTCCCTGAGGAGAATGGATACATCAAAATTGGAAACGAAATCTGTTTCTATAAAACAAGAACTGCCAATTCTTTTGTAGATGTTAGAAGAGGCGTTAGTGGTAATACTAAATTAGGTGACTTATATTATAGCACCGAATATTCTACTAGTCAAGCATCGACCCACTCTGGTGGAGAACTAGTACAGAATATTAGTAATCTATTTTTGTATGCGCTCGTCAAGAACTTTGAAGAGCAGTATCTAGCATCCTTCCCTGAGAAGTATCTGAAGAATGCTGTAGATAAGAGAACCCTTATCAAGAATATCGGTCAGTTTTACAGATCGAAAGGTACAGAACAGTCTATTCAGTTCCTGTTCAATACTGTTGTAGAAGGTGGTGTTGAGAATAGACCCACTGTATACAATCCATCAGACTTTACATATAAGTCTTCTAACTCTGACTGGACACAAGGATATGCATTGCGTGTCAAAGTCCTTTCTGGTGATGTTAATAGTCTAGTAGGAAAAGTAATCACCCAAGAAGCAAGTGATACCTATGGATTTGCTTCTGCTACTGTTGATAATGTAAGATTTGATTCTCAAGTTGACGATGAAGATACTTACAACCTATTCCTTGCTACAGAGACATTAAACGGCACTTTTGAGATTACTACTAAAACCGAATTGACTCAGCAGATTTCTTCTGCTGCAGTTCCTGGTGATAGAGTCAATGTAGTATCTACACTAGGATGGAAGAACAGTGGTTCCTTGCTAATTGATGGCGAGACATTTACATTTGCTGATAAGAATGTAACACAGTTCACTATTGAGACAAGAGCTCAAGCAACTACACATGCTGTAGGAACTCCTGTCTATGATCCAATTGTAATTGGTAACTCTGATGTTACCATGTTAGTATTTGGATTAGTATATAATCTAACCCCCACAAATCCTCAACCAAACGCTTCTGTTGGTGACAGGATTGAAGTATCAAACCCAGGATTTGAAACTCAAGACAGCAGAATTGTTTCTTCCACTGGTTTGAGATGGCGTTTATCTCCTACGAATGCACGACCAACATCTCCAACAAATCCCACATATACTAGCGGTCTCTCTAATCTTTCTACTGATGTGTCTGCTATATTCGCAGATGACCAATTCTATTACATTGCTTCTTCTGGATATCCATCATATACTATTCTTGACAATGTAACTTCTATTCCTGGAAATCTTGCTGATCAAAAGATCCTTAAGTTGATTAGAAAGGAATCTATCAATACAACTGAGGTTTACAAGACACCAACAAATGATTTTGGTATTTTTGTCAATGGTGTTAGAGCATATGGATACAAAGATACTGAAGAAGTCAATTTTGGTAGACTAGAAGAAATTAAGGTTCTTTCTCAAGGTATCAATTATAAAAATCCTCCTTATGTTTTGATTAATGGTGTCTCTGGAAGAGCAGTTGCAAAACTAGCAGGACAGTTCGTAGAATCTGTTGAGATTCTAGAAGAAGGACTATATGGTAAAGTTCCTACGGTAGAAATCACTTCTGGTAGAGGTGCTTCTGTAAGAGCAACCATCACTGGTGGACAAGTAACTGACATACAAATTGATAATGGTGGTGAGTATTATTCAACTCCACCATTGGTAGTTATTAGAGATAAGGCGGGTCAAGGTAGACTTGCAGAATGGACAGCACAAGTTACTGATGGTGTAGTTACAGGATTCACCCAAATCAATGGTGGTGCTTTCTATACACAAGAGAATGTAGAAGTTGTAATTTCTCCTGTTGGTTCTAATTCAAAGGCAGAAGCAAAAATTACTACATGGACCAAAGATCGTATTAAGAAACTAGGTTCAAGTCTAGACGATAACAATGGTTATGTTTTCCTGAATCGCAACAATGCATTAGAGTATGGTTATGCACATATTGCTAATCCAAAATCTCTAAGAGTTGAATTAAATGATAACTTAGATGCTCTAGGTCAAGAACCTGTAACTAAGACTCACTCACCTATTCTAGGATTTGCATATGACGGCAATCCTATCTACGGTCCTTTTGGATATACAGATCCTCTAGATTCTTCTGGTTCTGTTTCTAGAATGACTAGTAGTTATGGTCTTAGAACTGCAAGACAGTTCGGTCCAACTGCTGATCAGTATGCATTAGGAACATTTGTACAAGACTATGAGTACAGACACAAGAGTGGCACACTAGATGAAAATAACGGTAGATACTGTGTAACTCCAGATTTTCCAGAAGGAACTTATGCATACTTCCTTACAATTGAGGAAGATCAAACTCCTGTGTTCCCATATATTATTGGAGAGAATTTCTATTCTCTACCAGTAGATTCTAACTACAACACAAATTTAAACCAAACTAACATCTCTAGGAATGTACAGAGATTGTTTACTCCTGGTCTTCCATCTAATGGTGGTGGATTTAATGGTGTAGTACAAGATCTAGAGTCTGGAAGTATCGATAGCGTAGAGGTTGTTGAATCAACATCTACATTCTCAGTTGGTTCAGAAGTTCTGTTTGATAACACTGGAACTGAAGGATCTGATGTAGAAGCAACAGTATCTTCTGTCAATGGTCAATCTGTCTCAAGATTAGACAGTTTTGAGACAAAAGCAGTAAAACTTGTAATTACACTTCCATCTTATGTGTTTGAGAATGATATCCTCAGACAACCTGGATCTGGTGCTTTTGGTACTATTGTAGGTACAATCAGAAACGACAATACTATTCTTGTCACAGATGTACATGGCAAATTCAACAACACTGCTGCGTTTGCTACTGATATTAAAGTATTGAGACTGACTCTAGACAAACCTTCTAGTTATGCTCAAGGTTCTGTATTGTCTTTGACTGATGGTGTTGTAACTGTCAGTGCAACTGGTGAGGTTCTAGAAAGTGTTTCTGAAGGAAACACTGTTCTTGTCAAGGTGTTATCTGGAACATTCCAAGATCAAGATACATTGGATAGTTTCCTGAAAAGTGATAATCTATCAGATACTTCTGGTTCCAAGATTGATGACATTGATTATCTAAGTGATGGACTGATTCCATTTGATATTGACGATAACATCGCATTAGTTACTACTAGCGAAGATCACAATCTAGGTATTGGTGATATTGTCAATGTATCTGTTAATCCAGATGACAACACTAAAACTGTCACATATTATGTAAGAAAGAGAATTTATCAAGAAGTAGAACTTAGAGCACCTGTATATGATACTACTGTTGATTATAGTGGTATTGGTAGACTACTTATTGTCAATGCAGGTCTTCTTTATCCTGTTGGAACATATACTAATATTGAAGTAACTGGTGGCAGTGGAGAAAATGCTACTGTTACTGTTGTCGTAAGTCCTTTAAATTCTGGAGATGCTACTGGATATGTTTCTAGTGTACAAATCCAAAATGGCGGTACTGAATACAAGAGAGGTGATGTTCTCTCTATTGAAGATAGTGATTTAAACAGAGCAGCAGGATCATCTACACAAAGAGTCAAGTTTTATGTTGACCATGTAGGTGTCTCTACTGTGGCATCAACTATTGATGTTGTCAGTGCTTCAGATTATGCTAACAACGATTTGCTTCTTATTGATGATGAGATTGTAAAGATCACTTCAATTGTTAACAACCAAGTTGGTAATGATACTTTAACTGTAGAAAGAGCACAGGAAGGAACTACTGCAGTAGACCACTACGATGGTGCTCCTGTCTCAATTTACAAACCTGGATATAACTTAAGCAGTACATATTCTGTAAATGGTAGTGAGACTATCATCTATGATAGAGATAAACAAAAACTTCTGGTTATCTATCCATCAACTCAAACCTTAGGTGCATTGCAACCTATTACAACACAAACTAGTTTCTTTGATGAAAGTACACCTAAAAAGTTTGTAACTGTAATTAATGCAACTACACCAGAGAATAGATTTGAATTTAAGTTAGATCCATCTTTAAGTATCTTTAGTACAGATGCACCTAACAACTTTGTATCTGAATGGACAGTCAATCCAATCATTCAGGTTCAAGAAGCATATCGTTATGTGTTTGATACTTCTGATGCTTCGCTGACTGGTTCTCATCTTGACTTCAGTCCTAGTGGAAACTTTAACTTGATTTCTATCGAGAAAAAAGAATCAACAGTAGCACAAGGTAATGCTGGTTCGTTTGTTGATATGAAATTTGGATTTGGTTCTAGATTCTCAACTAACACATATACAGAGAGACAACAATCCAATTTCTCTAATTTCTTCTACTTTGATCGCAATGGATCTATTTCTAGCAATGGTTCTTATCTGAGAATTGTTAAAGATCCTCTTGCTGGAAGAAACACCGTCAATTTTGTTTCTCCTAGATCTTTCTCGTATTCTTTATCAGCAGAACCACAATGGGATGGTTCTGGAACTATCTCTTATACTACAACAGGTCAATTTGCTGTTGGAAGTATTGATGCGGTATCTGTACAAAATATTGGTGCGAATTATAAAAAGGTTCCTATTGTTGTTGGTGTATATCCAAACACTAAGAAGACAGCAACTGCTACAGTTGATTTTGATTCTACATTCAAAACAATCACTGGAGTAACTATAACTAATTCTGGAAGCGACTATGTTAATCCAAAAGTAATCATTTTGGATGGTGATGGAAAGAATGCAGAATTTAAAATTACTTCCAGAGATGGCAAAGTATTGGATATTGTTGTTGTTTCTCCTGGAACTGGATATACCAAAACACCCACTATTGCAATAGTCGAATCTGATGTAAAACTATTTGCACAGGGTAGTAGAGTTGGTCTACCTAAGAATATAAAAATTATAAAAAATGGAAGTTCTTTCCATAACGATAAAACTATTCTTCCAGAGTACACAGGAAGTTATGTTTTGGTTGTTAAGGGATATACTGGTAACTTCCTCAGAGGTGAAAATGTATCTCAAACTGTAAATGGTCAGGAAGTATTCTCTGCTGTTGTTAGAGAATGGAGAGAAGGATCTAACTTACTTAAAGTTTCTAATATCCAAGGAAAACTTAGAAACAATGTTTCTCTGCAAAGTAAGATTTCAAAACAAAGTGTTACCTTCCACAGAACTTTTGTAACTCCATTTACAATTGATCTAAAACCATATGCTGACAACACTGGAAGATTTACTTCTGACAGAGGTAGAATTGGTAATGCTAACCAGAGAATTGCTGACTCGTTCTTCTATCAGGATTATTCGTATGTTGTAAAGTCTAGGTCTTCAATTGATTCTTGGAGAGAACTTGTAAAAGAAACAACACACCCTGCAGGATTCAAACTGTTTGGTGAAGTAATCATTGATCCTAAGATTGAAGCACCAAATGGTATTGAAATGCCAGAGGCATTGCCAAAGGCAGATCATTTCTCTATCATTGAACTTTGGGATCCACAGAAGAATAAAATTACTGTAGAGAGCACAAAGAGAACTTTAACTCAAACTATTATTTCCACAGAGGACTATCGTTCTATTAGAGGTTCTGGTTCTGTTGATGTAAATGAATTCGACTTGCAAACTTTACGAGCAAGAGAACTCTTCCTTATCCAGAATGCCAATGATCCAAGTCCATTTGACGGAACTTTTAATAATGACGGACAACTAGTAGGAACTAAGACATTTACATTATATAATGGTGGAACACCATATTCTCCATATAGCACTGAGAATGTAATTGTAACACTAGATGGTGTTATTCAAGAACCAAAAGTTTCCTATACTATCTCTGGTAATCAGATTACTTTTGCAGCTCCTCCACTAGGAGCATATGTTGAAAATGGTCAAGATGTACCTGCACAGAAAGTTGTAATTAGAAATGTAGAATTTAAAGATAATGTATACAATGAGAAGCATTTCAGAAAAATCAGAAACTTCTACCAAAGAGAAGGAACCTGGATTGATGCTGCTAACCAAATTGATTTAAATACAGAATTTATGGTTGCAGAGACCATTGGTTGGTTTGAGAATAAGTATGGTTATCAAATTAATGATGGCACTATTCCATGGACTGCAATTGAACAGAAGTTCACTGCAGATATGAGGAGATATTGCGATGCTCTTCAACATGACCTAAGATTTGGTGGTAATATTAAGTCTAAAGATTTCGCAGATTTGTTTGCTACAAAGTATAGCAGACAGAACATTCAATTTAACGATGCTCTACAATATCTTGTAAGACTGTCGAAACTAGCAACTAGAAACTGGGATTGGGTTGCTGTTGATGCATCTTATACTGCTGGTAGTAACATTATTAATGTTCAAACTACAGACAGTATTCCACTTGGTGCTTATGTAAGTTCTGGTGGTGCGTTCCCATCTGATGCTGGTATTAGAGTAACAGAAATTATTAGTGATACTCAAGTAAGAGTTTCTTCTCAAGCATTAGCATCTAGTGCTACTCCACCTGCAGGTGCTGCTGGTCCTGGTATCACTTATCTAAGTGGAACCCAGTCTGGTTCTCTAACACTACCAACAGCAACTGGTGCTGTTACTCCTCCAAATTCTTATACCGTTCCACCTGGATCTACCTTAACTATTCCACCTATCTTTAGTGGTCTTAATCAGGTAACATTCTCCTTTAGTGGAATTAACAATGGAACATATTATGACGCATCAAATTTAATCGATAAAAACAAAGATTATATTGTCGATTATGTTACTGGATGGGCTGCTGTAAATTATCCATCTAATACTGTCTTCCCTGCAAGTGTTAATCGTATTTTAGATAGTATCGTCTTCCATCTTCGTTTTGGTGGTAATCAAAAATTAGTAGAATATGCAGAAAGCATATTTGATCAATCGGGACCATTTGCTGCTGCTCAAGCAGAATTGATTCTAACTGATTTGTGTGTCAAGGCAATGCGTCAAACCTTACCTGGAACAACACCTTTCACAAATATTGTGCCATTTACAGATTCTGAAGTTATTACTGATGCTCAAACTCCACTATGTGCAGAAGTAGAATCTACTCTGAATACTTATTGGGAAATTGTAGAAGAAATTCTTGAAATTGGTCCTAATGTTATTGATCCTACTCAAGTAAATGCTCCAAAGAATGGTTACTATGCCACTAATCTAAGTGTCTACACCAACTACAATATTCTACCAGATCCAGAACTCGTCAATAGAGAATGTGAGGATGTAGTTTCTGCACTCACAACTTATGCTAGCATCATGCAAGATGCAATGCTTGACGGTTTAGAAGCAACTGCTACTCTACCAGACTTTATTGATGGCGAGACAAAAGACTTTGAATTATATTGGGACGATGATGGTTCTGCTGTGTCTCTAACTGAGACTGATGAGAATTTGTTAGTTGCTTTGAATGGTGTTATTCAAAGAACGAAACACACAATCGATGAACCAGCATTTGATGCATATTTCATTGATAAGTCAGTTGTACCAAATATCATTAGATTTAGTGCTCCTCCTATTTGGGATCAAGATCTTTCTGCAAGAACTATTGGAGAACCAACTCAGGTAGAGAAGTTCTTTGCAACAGGTGTTGGTAATCAAAAGAGATATACAATTGACGATGCTAATATTGATGGAGAAACAACTGGTCCACACCAGATTGTAAGTATTGCAGAAGATACTATTCTCAATATTGATGATGAGAGATTCCTGCTTGTTATTTTGAATGGTGTCATTCAAAAGAGGGGATTATCTGATGGTGGTGCTTACGATGTTATTGGTTCTACTATTAACTTTGCAACGCCAATTGTTGCAGAAGATGTTGTTGACATCCGTCTTTTCTATGGTAGAGATATTGAACCAACCGTAACACTTCATAACTATGACATCAACGGATATCTCTATCCGAAAGAACTAACAGTAACTGGACCTAATGCTGGTTCTCTGTTTAATAACTTTGTTGTTACTAGCGATTATGCTTTAACATCTTACGAAAACTTCTATTTCTATCAAGAAGATTCTAATGGAGTTTATCCATTAGGTAAAGCATATGACTGGAGAATTGTAGGATCAAACACTCTAAAAGTTAAGTTATTTACTAATAATATTGACTTTGATGCTAGCAGAGAATTATATGTAAGAACTTTAGGTGCATATGAGACTGTCGAATATCCATTCGGTCCAACTGTCACTGTTAGTATTGCATCTCTAGACAGTCAATTAGTGAAAACTGAAAGATCTTACTTCAATGGTGATGTAAGAAAATCAAATGACCTACTACAAAGAAAAGGATTCTTTAGTTTAAATCCTGGCGACAAGATTAAAGTTGACGGTGAGGCAGACTACAGAACTATCAAGTCTTCTCCTGGAAAAGCAAGTTCTAAAGATTTTAGAGTAGGTTCTGATGGTGCAAACTCTATCTACGGTTCTTTTGGAATTACAAGATATAATGGCACTACTTTTGGCGAAGGTCTTAGTATCCAAGCAGAAATTGAAAATGGTTCTGTTACAAAACTCATTTGGAATGAAAGGCAAGTAAGAGAAGAAGTTCAAAATATTTCATCTCATACTATTACAGATGCATCTTATGATCCATTAACAGGAGTTTTTGTAGGAACTATTCCAAATCATGGATTCTCAGCACGACAGTATGTTAGATTTAAGAACAATTCTATTGTCTTTACTTGTGCATTAGATAATAACGCTACTGAGCATAGTTATCCTAGAGCAGGACAAGATCCATATGCAGACAAGTGGATTCTTATTGATTCTGTAACTACAAATACATTTACAATTAATGTTGGTGTATCTTCTGATACTAGTGCTCACACATTTGTTACTTCTACCCCTGGTGGACTGCTAAGAGGAACTGATATCTTCTACAGATTCTTTAGACCCACAGCATTTAATTACTTTATTCCACCAAATATCGAGTTCATTCCTAAAAACTCAAATGGTGGTGGTGCAAGAGCACGAGTTGTTACAGTCAAGGGCGAAATTATTGGTGTACAATTGGTATCTGGTGGATCTGGATATACAGAAGCACCTATAGTTGTAGCAACACGCAAGTATAACATTATCAAACAAGATGATATTAAGGTATCTCTTGTAAAACTTAATGTACAGTCTATTGTAAGTCAGTCACTCTCAATTAGTTCTCAAATTAGTGCAATTGAACTACCACCACCAGAGCAAGCACTTATCTCTACTATTTCTCTGGTATCTCCTGCTAACTCCTCTGATATTCTTGAGATTGATATTACACCAGAACCTCTTACTGGAGAGGAAGCTGGTGGATCGATCCCAGGTGGTCAGTCACAACCTGGCATGGGTAATATCGTATACATCGAACCAGATCCTATCCCAGATCCTGTCGTAATCGATGGAAGCGGCGGTATTCTAAGAATACAAGAAGCAGATAGAGAAGTTTCTAGAATTGTATCTGTAAGAGCAGAAGATATTGTAACATTTAGTGCTCTACAGACTAGTAGAGTTGCAACAGCAATTGTACAAGTTGAGGTTGATAACTCTAGAATTACAACAACCAACTCTTCTACTGCTCCTGCAGGATATCTACAAGCACCTCTTAATATTGGTGATGATATTGTCTACATCAGCAACACTGGTAGATTCTCCAGTAATGGAAAACTACTTGTCGGTAATGAAGTCATTCGTTATCTCAGAAAAGGAGAGGACAGATTCCTTAGTGTCACAAGAGGTATTGACAGCACAATTGAGCAAAACTGGAATGCAGGAACATTTATTCGTGAAATCGATGATTATGTAAGCGTTGCATTCGGTGGTGTTCAGTCCTTCGTCAGTGAAACCAGTGTTCTATCTGGTGTTACTGAAGGTAGATCCGAGAGACTATCTCAATATCAGGTTGACGGTGCTGTAGTTGCTTCTTCTTCTACTGTATCTCTACAAAAGACACAAGTTCTGCAACTTGAAAGAGATATCATTTCTATCTCTGATGTCAAGTTTGACAGAAGAAGACAGACATCTTCTGAGAGTGCAGATGCAAACACAATCCAGTCTACAACTACTGTTGCTCTAAGTCAAGTACAAGTAGAAACCTCTTCTGTAATTCTTGGTAGTGCTACAAGAGAATTGCTATTCTTCGCACCTCCTGGTGGTGTTGTAGATTACTTCCAAGAATCAATCTTCTTTACTAATCCTATCGCAACTAGATTTAATGGAGATGTCACTCTAGTAACTAGAGATGTCACTCAAAGAAGTGGAACTATCATTGAGATTAGGAATATTCAAGAGGATGAACAAGCAGACTACATCGGAAATTATACTATTGGTAACCTAGGTGCAAACATTAATAGTTGGAATTATGTTGCTAAAGACGAAGGTGCAATCCCTTCCAGTGGAGTAAGTCTCGCTGAATTTGAATTGATTTTTGCTAGTATGACAATCGCGGACTTTGAAAGAAGAGGTAAATCCAATTATACTCTAACAGGTGATAAGTTTAATCTTGGCATCCCAACTTTCAATAACCCAGTCACTATTACATCTTCTACTGGTACAATTGGAGCAACTGTTGTAGTCCAGAGTACGACATATTTCCCAAGCGCGGGATATGTGTTCACTAGTGGCGGATCTGTCATTCAATACACGGGCAAGACTGCTACTGAGTTTACTGGGTGTACTTTATACAGTGGTCCAAACACTATTGCAAATGGAGAGGAAATCATTCCGTTTACAATCTCCTAAATAACTGCATAAATATAAATAACTTTGGCACAATACACGTCGGAAAAAGAAACCAATGGCTGCTATCATCTCTGATAAATTTAGAATTTTTAATGCGAAGCAATTCCTGGAATCGCTTAGTGAAGGCGCAAGCGATGCTAGCGCCGACCGCACACGACTCTACTTCTTTGTAGGTCGCCCTCAAGCATGGAATGTCTATGTCGAAATCATTCCTACTACGACTGGAACTCTAACAGTCGGTAACGAACTCTATGCTGGTGCTAACTACGGCGCTGCAACATGGAGAGGAACAATCGAAGCGGTTTACTCCAACTCCGTTCTATTGAGTGGAATCTTTGGATCTAGCGGAACTGCTTCTGCTCCTGCTCTAGGTGCTACTCTATCGGAATACGATGGTAGTTCAGACACTGGTGTTGCTGTTCAGTCTGGTGTATATCGCTACGCTACAGAAGATGCACCCCCACTTCCTTTAGACAACCAGACAGAGAAGTACGCTGTATACGACGATATTATTGCTGCTAAGAGAGTTACTTCCGCAAATGCTCGTGCTGTTGTCCGTCGTTATAACTGGGACACAGTTGCTAACCCTAAATTCGACATGTGGAAACCTGACTACTCTGCTACCCCAGGTGGCGGTGGTCAAGTAGGTAAGCAAACCGCTCTAGGTTTTGATTCTATTGGAGATGCTAAGTTCTATGTAATGAACTCCAACTATGAGGTATTTAAGTGCCTTTATAACGGACAAAACATTGCAAACCCATCGGGACAGAACGCTACTATCGAACCTAGCACATCTGCTGCTGGTTATGCAAGTGCTACTGGAATCTTTACCGAAGGATCTGGTGCTGGTTACATCTGGAAGTACATGTTTACGCTTCCTACCGACGATGTTCTGAAGTTCCTTTCTTCAGACTTCATGCCAATCACTCTCCCAACTGAGACAACTAGAACTGCTACTGCTGGTCTTGCTGTTGCAGGTGCTGTTGATGTTGCTCTAGTAGAAAATGCTGGAACAAACCTTCCTGCTTCTCAGACTCTATTCACCGCAATCAAGGGTGATGGAACAGGCGGTGTTCTTCAAATTAACACCACTGCTGGTGGTGCAATCGATACTGTATCTGTTGCAGTTCGTGGATCTGGTTACACTTACGCTAATGTTAGCGTTGCAAACGGTAATCTATTCAGCGATCAAGGTCTAACTTCCGCAGTTGCTTCCACTAACGCACTTGCTGGAATTGAAGTTGTTCTTCCTCCTAAGGGTGGTCATGGTGCTGATGCTGACCTAGAACTCAATGCAAAGCGTGTTATGACGAACATTCGTCTAACCTACGCTGAAGGTTCTGGAGACTTCCCTGTAGATAACGACTTCCGTAGAATCGGTCTAGTAACTGATCCATATGATTATGGAACTACTACTGAGGCAACTGCATCTACTCTAAACGGTCTATTTGCTGTTAAGATCACTGGAACAACTGCTGATTACATTGCTGACGAATTAATCACTCAGACTCGTGCTGATGGTAATATCGCAAAAGGAACTGTTGTATCCTGGACACTAGATAACGGATCCACCACTGACGGTATCCTCAAGTATTATCAGTCCCCTGATCAACACCTCCATGATGGTCAAGTATATCCATTTGAAGCAAACGGTGCTGTAGATGTTACTGGTGCTGCTTCTGCTGCTGATGGTAATGTAGATACTACAAACAACGGTACTCTAGAAGGCATTACACTAACCAATGGACTTGGTACTCCAGAGATTGCTAATAATTCTGGTGACATCATTTACATTGAAAACCGTCGTCTAATTACTCGTGCTCCTGACCAGATTGAAGATATCAAACTTGTTATCGAATTCTGATTCAAATACATATCTAAAAGTCCCCCGAGCGATCGGGGGATTTTTTTTAACTCTATAAATACTAGGGACTAGATACTAGTATTTGGCGGAGTACGATGCCACAGAAGACGAACCTAAATGTAAATCCTTATTATGAGGACTTTGACGCGAGTAAGAATTTTTATAAGATTCTATTCCGTCCTGGATACTCTATTCAAGGAAGAGAACTAACCCAAGTTCAATCAATCCTACAGAACCAAATTGAAAGTTTCGGTAAGAATACTTTCAAGCAAGGTGAGTTGGTTGTTCCTGGTGAGGTTGGTCTTAATAATAGATTAGACTATGTAAAATTATCCTCTGTTTCTGAAGTAGCAGTGAACGAGGATGGTTCTATTGTATTCAGGAAGTATGACATTTCTCAAATTGTCGGTAGACAGTTGAGAGGTCTAACTTCTGGCGTTCTTGCTAACTTAGTAGCAGTACAAAAGTCAACAGAAACTAGTGCAGATACTCTGTTTGTCAACTACCTGTCTAGTGGTAATGCAGGTAATGAGAATACTTTCAGACAGGGTGAGACTCTAGAAGTTGTAAATGGTGTCAATACTCCATTATTGGTAGTTGGAACTGATGGAAGTGTTCTACCAACTACTGTTACTGTAGTCGATCCAGATACAGAAGCAGAAACAGTCTTATCGAGTCCAGCAATGGGATTTGCTTCTGCCGTTAAGGTAGAAGAAGGTGTATATTTTGTTAATGGTTACTTTGTAAGAAATGATGAAGAACTATTCGTCATTGATCCATATTACAATGCACCATCTGCTAAGATTGGATTTAAGATTGAAGAGAAGATTGTAACCCCTGAAGAAGATCCAACTCTGTATGACAATGCAGCAGGTTCTTCTAACTTCTCTGCTCCTGGTGCTCATAGACTCAATATCTCTCTAACACTAGAAAAATATAGTCTAGAAGAAACCACTGATAAGAACTTTATCAAGATTCTTACTGTTAAGAGTGGTGTAATTCAAAAACAAATTAAAGCAGTAGAGTATTCCTTAATTGAAAATACTCTAGCTAAGAGAACTTATGATGAGTCTGGCGATTATGTTGTAGATCGCTTTGACACAGAGGTAAGAGAGTATTATCAGAAAGACGGCAACAACGGAATCTATGCTGCCGATGACGACAATCTTGTAAATGGACTAAGCATCCAAGACGCATCTCAAAAGATGGTTGTTGATGTTGGTCCTGGTAAAGCATACATCAAAGGATATGAGATTGTCAATAAAGAGACAAAGAGTATTGTACTCAACAAAGCAAGAGAAACTGTAGACGCTGAAAACATTACTCTAAAGACTTCTGGTCTTCCTACCTATCCTATTACTAATGTATTTGGATCCGTTCCATTCAACGCAGACGGTGCTGATCTAACAGCATATCCAGATCTGAATCTGTATAGAACATATAATGATGGAACTATCGGACAAAATATTGACTTTACTGGTGCTTCCGTAGCAGATCCTACTAGAACTGGTGTAGAAACTAAGTCTACTGTTGATAGAAGAGGAGATCTCTTTACAGATGGTCAAGCAATTAAGACTATTACTGTAGATATTACAAAGAGTAACTTAATTGATAAAATTAATACTACTAATAATCTAGCATTCTCTGATTGCTGTGATTCTAATGGAAATCTTCATGTAGTATTCACTTATGATGGTGGAGATCCAGAAACATTCAAGACATTTAAACTAGTTGGTTTCTCTGTTAAGTTTAGACCTGATATCCTAGCAGCAAAAAGATATGCTGAACTAACTGTTCTTGGAAAGAAAGATGAAGTAATTGGTTTACTTAAAGAATATGACGAGGTTGATGGAGCACAAACCAGAAAACTATATCTAAGCACAGATACTTCAAACCCAGCATTAGATCCAGATGAAGTTCTTGGATATGTTGTTGATTATAGTGAGCATGTCACACCTTTGATCGGTGTAGCAAAACCATCTAACTTCACATTCAAAGAGAATGGATTTGGTTTCAATCCAGATACCGATACTGTTATCTCTAAAGGAAAACTATCAGGAGGACAGTCCGCATATAATGCTATCTTTGGACTAGGATACTTTGGTCCTACATTCTATACAAAGATCGTTTTAGACGCTCCTATAGCGACTGGACAGTTCTCTAAGGGTAAGTATATCTTCGGTGTCAATAGCGGCGCTTATGGTGTCATTGAAGGCGCTACTGGATCTGCTTTTACTACAGGTAATGAGTTGATGGTTACAACTCTATCTGGAAAGTTCCAACCAGGAGAAGTGATTAGAGAAGAAGCAGATGCTCAAGGTGGAACAAATTCCGCAAGAATTGCTACCAACAATACGATTTCTCACTTTATTGTTAAGTTTAGAAGTCAAGGTTATGCTCAAGGATCTGGTATTACCATTAACGGTGTAGCATTTGATACTTCTAAAGTAGATGTAGAGTTGAACATTGATGGTAAGGTTATCTACATCGATATCAAGAACAGAAATGCATTCACACAAACATATTCTGAACCACCAAATGTTCTAGTTGATGTTGGTTCTGCTAATGTCACAGCAACTGCAAAGATTGAAGCGGTCCTCTTTAGAGACACTGTTACAACTTACACACCTGAAGATGTTAAGTCTTTTGGTTGTGCATTTGGTTCTGGTGGAAGCAATACATTCACTGCCGATATCGAATCTGCAAAGACTCCATTTGCAAAACTGACTCCTGTTACTGACTTTACATTCACAGGAACAGCAGGTTTCAAATTCTTGTCTTGCAACGGATTCAATGGAGACACCACCACCTTCTTAAAAGCAGGTGACTATGTTCAGTTTACTGGTGATGATGGTTTCACAGAGAAAGCAATGGTTCTCTATGCAACTAAACCTGAAGGAACACTCAAGTCTAGAATTTACTTAGATACTGTATTGCCTTCAGATGTATCTAATGGTTCTGTTGTTAAGGTTGGTTCTATTATCGAGAACGGAAATAAAGGTTCTCTAATTTATCCTACTGGCGGAAGTCAGGTATCGTCTATCTCTCAAGGAACTGACGACTCCAAGATTACATTCTTCTACAGAAAAGATTTCATTACAGAATCTTCTGGTAGCGGTGGCAATATTACCTTTACTGCTCAGTTGCCATTTGGTACACAAAGATTTGCTAAGTTTACACCAGAAAACTTTGTAATGACTGTATTGGATGCAGGATCTGCTACCAATGTTGCAAAAGGTGATGTTATCTACTTGACTGAAGATGACATCGTTACAGATAACACCACAGATGTTACTAGTGGTTTAAATGCAGGTAGTGTACAGGTTTCTCTGCCAACAGAGTTCTTTGGTACATCTACAACTCCATTCCCTAAACTAAAACTAAGCGCAACTCTAGAGTTAAGTAAAGCAAGACCTAGAATTAAGACTTCTGTTACAAATAAGAGAGTTCTAATTAAGTCTGTTGGAGATAGAGTTGTTCCTATTAGAGGTGAAGACTTTGACACTGAGGATACTTCAGTAGCAACATATTCTGATATCTACAAATTGAGATATGTTTATGAAGGAACATCTTCTGCTCCTCCAGTCATTGATACTGCAGGCAACCTAGTTACTGGTATTGATGTAACTGAAAGATTTACATTTGATAATGGTCAAAGAGACACTTTCTATGATGTTTCTAGAATCGTTTTGAAACCAGGATTTGATGCACCAGTAGGTCAACTAGTAGTTGCATTTGATTACTTTGAGCATTCTCAGGGTGATTTCTGCACGGTTGATAGTTACTTGCATGAAGCAGGTGTAACACTAGATGAAATCCCATCGTTTAACTCTGCAGTACATGGTATCGTATCACTCAAGAATGTATTTGACTTCAGACCTAAGGTAGATTCTACTTCTACAATTACTGGTTTCCAAGATCAATCTTCTAGAGAGATTATTATCAGAAACTTTATTGGTAGTGGTGGTGTTGCATCTGTTATCCCTGCCCCAGATAAAGGTCTTGAGTACACATTCAAGTTTACTCAAACTGAATTCTTGAATAGAATTGATGGTATCTATCTGAACAAAAAAGGTGAGTTTGTTCTTAAGGAAGGTAATTCTTCCCAGAACCCAACAAAACCAGAATTGATTGATGATGCAATTCCTCTCTACTACTATTACATTCCTGCATTTACTACTAGCAGCAGAGATGTAAGAATTACTCCAGTAGACAACCGTCGTTACACAATGCGTGACATCGGTAAACTAGAGAAGCGTATTGAGCGTCTCGAATATTATACCACACTCAGCATCCTAGAGCAGCAAGCTCTAAACATGCAGATCAAAGACTCCATTGGTTTAGACAGATTCAAGACTGGATTTGTTGTTGATAACTTTGAAACTCATCGCATCGGTCAAATTTCTTCCGATGATTACAAGTGTTCGATTGACACACAACAGTCTGTAATGAGAGCACCTAACAAGGAAGACTCTTTCTTACTTAAAGAAATCAACAAAACAGATGATCAAAGATTTGTTGATGGATATGTAAGAAACGGTGATATGGTAACTCTACCATTCACGGAACTGAAAGTTCTCGGAAATGATTTTGCAACTAAGACTATCAATCCAAACCCATTTGTAGCACTACAGTATGTTGGTGATGGAGCACTCTCTCCAGAGATTGATTCGTGGTACGATCAGTCTGTAGAACCTCTAATCGTTGATAACAATACTGGATTGTATTCTATCTTTATTGCAAAAGAAGATACAACTGAGACATTCTCCAGCATCTTTAATTCCTTTGTAATTAACTGGGTTGGTACATCTGGCACTTTCGGAAGTATTACTTCTCTCGGAACTACAAACACAGAACAGTCTAATGCTCAGGTTACTGTAGCAGCAACAGCAAGTAGTTCTAATGTAAGTCCTGACAACAATGAGATTGGTAAAGGAATCTCTAGCGACTCTGATGAGAAGAGTTCTGTTGCGACTTCACTGAAGTTCTATGCAAGATCTACTGCAGTTAAGTTTACAATCAAGAGACTAAAACCATTTACTAGAGTATATCCTTTCTTGGATGGTATTGATGTTTCTAGATGGACCAATGCTGATTCTAGATATAGCGGAATTGCAGGAAACTCTTTGATTGGTTTCAATTCACCAATCAATACTGATGAAAATGGAAATGCTAGCGGTATTATTCTAATTCCTGCTGGTTATCCACCAACGGAGAATGCAACCTGGACTGGTGATCCACAAACACTGTCTTATGATTTCACTCAACCAATTGTAAGAATTCCAACAGGAATTAAGACAATTAGATTTACTTCTAGTGCTTCTAATGCTGCTAAGGATACTGTAGATACCTATACAGATCTTAAGTTCTATGCTACTGGCAAATTGCCACAGAACCCAGCAAGCATCACATCTACATCTCCTGCGTTCTTCAAAGCAAATGAGGGTATTCAGAAGATCGATAGCGTCACTGATGTAGAAGTTAAACCAAATCCACTTGCACAAACATTCAGTGTTGATTCGTTTGATGGTGGTTTGTTTGTAACTAGTGTTGATCTATACTTCAACTCCAAGAGTGACAGTATTCCTGTAAGAGCATATCTTACAAATACCGAGGCAGATAAACCTGCTAAACATATTCTCCCTGGTGCAGAAGCAACTATTAATCCAGAGACTAAGATTCGTGTATTTACAAACGGAACTACAACACTGAAAATTGGCGAATCTATCACTGGTTCTCAGTCTGCTTGTAGTGGACCTCTATTGAAGGTATTAGATACTACAAATATTGAAGTTTCTGCTTCTGCTAATGGTAATGTAATTCTTTCCAATGATCAGGTTTATACCTTGGTTCTATCTAACCACAACGGAAGAGAGTTCAGACAAAATGAAAATCTAATTATTGAATCTGTAACTTCATTTAATAATGAAAATAATGCTCAGTTAGCAGTAACTATTGCTAAAGATTCTGGAACTGTTTCTAGTCTGACTGTTTCTAATACAGGTGCTGGTTATGAGTCTGCTTTCTTGACCTTTGAAAGTCCTCAATTGTCTGGTGGAAGTCAGGCAAGTGGATCTGTTAGAATTTCTGGAGGCAGAATTTATTCTGCGGATGTAGCACTAGGTGGTTCTGGATATACTTCTCCACCTGCTATTGTCGTCAAGGGTGTTGGACAATCAGCAGCAGGCGCTGTTATTACTGCAAACATCACCATCGATAATCCTGCGGTTAAGATGGGTGTTGCTGTTGACACGGGAGAGGCAACTAATTCTACAACTCCAACCAAGTTTAAGTTTAAGAATCCTGTTTACTTACAGAATGATGTAACTTATGCACTAGTTATTGAGACAGATTCTACAGAGTACAAACTCTGGGCATCTAGACTAGGTGAAACAGAGATTGTTACCAGTTCTCCTGTAACTACACAACCTCTACTAGGTTCTGTATACAAAGCACAGAACACAGACAACTGGACTGAAGATCTATTTGAAGATCTCAAGTTTAATCTGTATCGTGCAGAATTTGATATCACCAGACCTGCAAATCTCAAACTTTCCAATGAGGTTCTTGGTCTAGAGAATCTCAAATTGAATCCAATTGAGACCAGTGGTGTTTCGGATCAGAATGCAACTGCTGAACTATTCAAACTCAATAACAAATATGTAAAAGTATATCACAAGAATCATGGTTTTGAAGACCGTGGTGATTCTTATGTCTTTATGTCAGGAGCAGATGGTGTAGGTGGTGTTTCAAGCACCCAGTTAAATACAACTCTATTCCAAGTTAAGAATGCTGGTATTGATACTTATAATATTATCAATGCAACAACTGCTGCATCTAGTGTTAAAGGTGGCGGTAGTTTAGTTCTTGCTTCTTATAATAGAAAATTTGAAAGACTATACCCAAGAGTTAGTTACTTGTCTTTCAGTGGAACAACTATTGATTCTACTGTAAGAACCACAAACATTGTTCCTATTGACTCTGACACCAATGTTTATACATCATATTCACAAACAGGATATGAGAAAACTTTCCTGAATGAAATTCAATACTTTACAAATCAGAAAGTTATTGCTTCTAACATTAACCAAGTCATGAATAATCTAGATAATTCTCTAGAGTATAAGATTGATTTCCGTTCTGATGTATCATACCTGTCTCCTGCTTTCGATCTTTCTTCTTCCTCTGTAATCACTTCTACAAATAGAATTGAAAAAGCAGCAGGTAGTGAGACAAGATTTGGTAGAAGAGATCAAGTATTGAAACTCAAAGAAATTTATGAGTTTGGAACAGGATCCTTGACTGGTGGTGACATTGAGGTAGGAGATTCTATTGAAGGATCTAACTCCAAAGCAAAAGGAATTGTTGTTGCTAGAAATACGATTTCTGGTACACCAATTGTAACAGTAAGAATTTCTACTGTAAATCCTTTCGTTAAAGGTGATACCCTGTCAATTTCTGGAGAAACAATTACTCCATCGATTACTACCGATCCAGTTAAGATTGAGTTTGGTGGTACTGCTGGTCCTGTAATTATTGCTAATGGTGCAACTATCAAGGCAAGAGATGTTGGTCTAACAAATACATTCGATGCTAAGATTGAAGGTAAAGTTACATTCTTTGATATTAAGAACCAGACTATCACAGTCAAGAATGATAAGAAACCATTTGGTTCGACAACATTCACCCAAAGCATTTCCGAAGCTGCAATTGTAGAACCTTCAATTGCTAGATCTGGTACTGGTGTAGAAGATATCTTCCGTGTAGGAGACATTATTCAATACACTGGTCAATCTGAGGATGAAAAAGCATATTGGGAAGTCAAAGAATTGACATACACCGATGGCATTGACTATTCTCCAGAAAATAATTTCTCAAATAGTTCTTCTCTTGCTAAGTATGTAACCAAAGAAATTTCTATTGGAAACCCAGGAACTTCTATCAATGTTAAGTTGACTGCAAATGTCAAAGATATTGAAGACATTCAAGTATTGTTTAGATACAAAGAGTCTTCCAGTCAAGAATCCTTTGATGTTATTGAATATCAATACTTCAACGGAACTGGATTGCCAGATGTTCCAACAGTTGCAACCTCCACTAACACAATTTCCAGTGTTGTTGAGAAGCAAGAATCTTATCAAGAACTAGAATATAGTGTAGCAGATCTACCTGAATTCTCATCTTTTGGAATTAAGATTGTCATGAAGTCTGACAATCCTTCTTATGTTCCTAAGATTCAGGATATGAGAGCTGTTGCTTCGTATTGATTTCCGCGCATGGGTTATATCAAAGTCAAAGGACATGATGGTCTCGTAAGAGACGAAAACACAGGTGCCATCATCATTCGAGACAATTCTGCCATAGAAGGTAGAAGGAAATCGAAGCAGCTAAGTTCCGCGTTGGAAGACATAAATACATTGAAGAATGAAGTCTCTGAAATCAAGTCCCTTCTGCGCGAGTTAATCAAAAATGCCAGCAATTCAAGTAGCTAGAACTGACACCTTTGAACAACAAAGGGTCAAAATTAATGAAATTGGAACCAACTTATTCAATGTTACTTCTGGTGGAAGTGATCTCGCCACAGGTAATTTAAAAATTGGTGACGGTACGCTAGCAGCACCTGCTCTAGCATTTGATAACGAACAAACTTTAGGTCTATACAGACCATCCACAGGTGTCATTGGGTATGTCTCAGCATCGAAACTCTTGTATCAATTATCTGATACAGGATTTTTGAGTTACAGAAATTTCATTTTTAGAAAGAATGAAATTAATGATGCTGGCATTGCTATCACTCAAGCAGGACAAAACTATGATCCTGGAACATATACTGATGTAAGTGCAATTGGCGGCACAGGAACTAGTGCTACTCTAAACATCACTGTAGGTGATTTTATTGGATCTGAGGTTAGTGGTGCAAACTACACACCTGGAACATATTCTGCTCTACCTATTATTGGTGGAAGCACTGCTACTAGAAGTTTTGCTGATTTTACAGTAGATGATATCGTTGTTGATATCACTAATGCTGGTAGTGGTTATACAGATGGAACTTATCCTGGCGTATCCGTAACTGGTGGTACTGGAACTAGTGCTACTGCAGATATTACAGTTACTGGTGGTGTAGCGTATACAGGAAATATCACAGGTGGTTCTGGATACACTGATGGTGTGTATACTCAGGCACTAAGAAATGAAGCGAAGCAAACATATGTTGTTACCGTTTCTGGTGGACCTGGAACATTTGCATTTGTTCTAGATGGTGTTACACAACCAGCACTTGCTTTTGAAGCAGCAAGCACTTATAGGTTTGATGTATCTGATGCCAGCAATGCTGGACATGTTATTTTCTTACAAGGCACTGGACAAGTTGGAACTCCACCTGCAGGATTAACTTTAACTGCAGTTGGTACTCCTGGTCAGCAGGGTGCATATGTTGATGTAATTGTTGAAAGTGGATACACTTTAACTGGTGCTTCCTACAACTGCGTGAATCACGCTGGTGGTCAAATGGGTGGCGACATTACTTTTACCACAGGAACTCCTGGGGTATTTGGTAGTGGTGCTGTAGCAGAAATAACAATTAGTGGTGGAGCATTGACTGCAGTCAACTTCACTTCTACAGGAACTGATTATAAAGCAACTGATGTATTAGAAGTACCTCCATTTACTGTTGGTCCTGGAACTGGTGCAGAGTTTGCAATTACAGGAGTAAATCCAAACGGAACTATTACTGGAGTAACATTTACATCTCCTGGACAAAACTATGTAATTACTGACACCCTATCTGTCAATGCTGCTGATGTTGGTGGAACAGGTGCAGGTGCTATCTTTACAATTACCAGTGATCCTGGAAAAGTAAAGAACTTTGCATTTACTGCCGCTGCTACTGACTATGCCGCTAATGATGTTCTTACTTTAGCAACAGAGCAAACTGGAGTTGCTGCCACTCTTGTAGGTGAAGATGGTGGTAATACATTACCAGAACTTAATTTTACTGTTGCAGATGTATCAAATATTATTCCTGGTTCTACAGTAACAGTTACTTCTGGATCTGGAGCACTAGGTGCAGGTACTACCTTAGTACAAGGTATCGACTATGATACCAATGAGGTAACTATTGATAATAACCCCGCAACATCTGGTGCGGTAGTGTTGACATTCACTCCACCGTATGGAAATGCAACTACACCATTTACATATACAATTACTAGTGTTGGACCTATCGAATCCGTCACCGTAGGAAATGGTGGTGTTGGATATTTTGATGGTGATACATTGTCAGTATCCGCTACAGACTTAGTTCAACCAATTACATATCCTGTTACAGCAATTGGTCTACAACAATTAAATTTTGCATCAAGTACAGTTGCTGCTGGTACATTTACAACATCTCAATCCGTTACAGGAAAGGATGGAACACCAACTGCGTTAACTGCAACTACTTCTACACAATTGACTGCTAATGTTGTTGGACCATTGGCAACAACATTAACTACTACTGTAGCACAAGTTACAGTTTCCAACACTGCTGGTATTTCTGTTGGATATATTGTAACTGCTACAGGAACTGGAGCATTAGGAGCAAATGTAACTGTTGCTTCTGTTGATAGTGGTACAGAAGTAACATTATCTTCAAATCCAATTGCATCTGGTGCTGCAGACTTAACATTTACAGAAGACCTTGCACAAACTTATTCTTCAGTAGCAACTAGCACTAATAGTGCTAATGGTAACTCAGAGACTGTAACAATTACTAGAGATTCTTCTGGTAATGTTAGTAATGTTGTTGCAGATCAAGCAGGATTTTTCTATGCAGTTGGGGAGACATTAACTGTTGCTGGAAACTTAGTTGGTGGAGCAACACCTGCAGATGACTTGGTATTGACAATTGATGCAGTAATAGAACTTGCTCCAACACAAATTAGAGAAGTAAATGAGTCTGGTGGATTCACTACTTCGATTGTTGTCGATGATGGTGCTTATTCTGACAATCAACAAATTGTTATTGAAGGATCTACATCTCCACAATACACTATTGCTACTGCCAGTGCATCTGGAGGTAAGTTTGGTTATCTAATCGATAGTGGTTCTGGAGCAGTATTTAATCCAGATCTGACACTATATGTTGGAAACACATATAGATTTGATGTGTCAGACTCTTCAATGTCTGCACATAGTTTCAGGTTCTCTCAATTCCCAGGCGGTATTCATGATAATGGAGTTGTTGATAATGTAACATCTACATTGACTGCAGGTAGTGTAAATGTAACTGTTGCTAGCAGCACGGGTATTTTAGTTGGTATGGCAGTCAGTCTTGATAGCGGTGCTGGCACATTACAAAGCGATACTAAAGTTGCCTCTATTGTTGATGCAACTACAATTACTGTAGATAAAGCACCAACAGTAGGCGGTGCTGCAGTTCTTGATTTTAGAGGATATGCATACGAAGAAGGTGTTTCAGAAAATCCTGGAGAGATCAGTCTAAAAATTCTATCCACAACTCCAACTCTATATTATTACTCAAATAATTCTGATCCTGCATATGCAGGTGCTAGCGGTTCTCCTGGAAACGAAGCAACATTGACAATGGATGCCAACAATCCAAAAGTATTTGGATCTGGGTTTGAGTTAGATGTAATTACAGTTGGAACTATTGATATCATTCAGAATGATATTGCGTCAGGAAACTTAACTGCAACTTCATTCACAGGAAACTCTGCAAATGTTGGTGATCTTACTGCTACAAATAATGTAAATGCAACCACAGTCAATACAACTACTGTAAACGCAACCGTATTTGGAACTGGAGCTGGTCTTGCAGTTTCTGGTGGTCCTATTTCAATCAGTGGTCCAAATCTTAGCATTGGACCTAATTTAACTGTAGAAAACTCAACAGGAAATATTACGACTTCTGGTGTTATTAAGAGCACTCAAGAGTTTAACTCCAATAGTGTATTGACCATTAGTAATTCGACAATTGCTACTCTTGGATCAAACGATATTCTTTTACAACCAGCTGCTAATAGGGTTGCTAAGACAGTTGGTGACACTGCATTTGTTATTCCATCTGGTGATACCAGTCAGAGACCTGCTGCTCCTGTCGCACAAGATGGTGCAATTAGATTCAATACACAGACTAATCAATATGAAGGATATAGTGCATCGTCTGCTTCTTGGTCTTCACTTGGTGGTGTTCGTGACCTAGATGGTAACACATTTATCTTAGCAGAAGCAACTATTGGTGCAAATGACAACACATTGTACTTCTACAATGATGGTGTTAATACTGCAAAGATAACTCCATCATATCTAGACTTCTTCAGCGTTAAGAAGATTCGTTCTAGTAATACACTTGCTCCTGCATCCACAGAATGGAATGCAAATACTGCTGTTGCAGAAGGAGATTATATTAAGCATAAGGAAAATATCTATATTGTTCCTGTGGGTGGTGCTGGTGTTCTTGGAACCAGTGGTAGTGAACCAGTACACACATCGGGAACTCTACCCAACGGAAGTGCTCAACTTCAATATAACACATCTGCAGTTGGAACACTCACATTTGAGGAATGTGAAGAAGTTAGAATTGGACCTACCGATTCTACTCCTCTTGTAGTTAACCAAAAACTAAGATTCTCTGGAAACACTATTTCTACAGATTCTGATGACTTGATTCTTCAACCAAACTCTGGACAGAAGACAGTTGTTAACTCTACTAGTTCATTTGTACTACCTGTTGGTGATGTCAACCAAAAAGGTGCTGCTGTACAAGGTTCTGTTCGTTTCAATACTACTGACGGACAGTTTGAAGGATATGATGGAGCGCAATGGGGTTCTCTTGGTGGAGTAAAAGATGCTGACCAAGATACATTAATTAAAGCAGAAGTTGCTCCTGGTTCTGATGAAGATACATTATTCTTCTTCAATGCAAATACAGAGACAGTAAGATTAACAGTCAACGGACTAGAATTTACTGGTATCGATACAATCGATGTTTCTGCTGCTGGTGTTGCTGGTGGAGAAAGTCTTGCAATCAATGCAGACACAATCACTCTAGATAATAATGCGACCACAATTGACAACACAGATAGCACCAGATCCTTCTTCTTTACATCTAGACAATACTTAGATCTTGGAGTTTCCTCTGGTATTAATAATGATCCTATCCTAAGATTGGATGATCAAGGTGATGTGTTCTTAAACACTACTTTTGGAACAGGAACATTCACAGGTGTTAAGATCTTTGATGGAGAACTAAAAGAGTTTGAACTTGCCGATTATAAGATTACTACTGGAGACCTTGCATTCACTAAGGGAACAGTAGATACAGGAGCAGTTGTTCTCTATGATCCTGCTACTTCAATTGGATGTAAAGTCACTGTTGCTGCATTAAATACTACAACAGGCGACAAAGAATTGGTTGAGTATACCGTTATCGATGACGGTACAGACATTTCATTTACAGACTTTGGTAATGTAAAAACAGGTGCAGATTTGTTCTCTTCTTCGTTTGATTTCAATGCATCAAACAATGTAAGGGTAACTATTACTGCGGACAGCGGATTAACTGCTGGTGACAATATTATTATCAACACAACCGTAAACATCTATAAGAGATAAAAATGGCAAGCATTAATAAGAATTTTGATTCTGTTGGTGGATTTTCTGTATCAGATAAAACTCTGATTAATGAGACATTTGATGTACAAAATGCTAACTCGTTAGAAATTAAAAATAGTTTCTACGCTGATAGCAATACCTCCAATTATATTCTAAGAGGTATCAATACAGGAATTTTACAACTAGACAATGTTGGAACTCAAATTCCATTAAGAAATAGCACTGTTAGTTTTGTCACTGGACATATTCTAGGAGTCAATCCAGCAGGAACTGTTTTCAGTGGAAAATTAGAAACTGCTGTATTCTGCAATGGTGTAGGAACAACAACAATTTTATCATCCATGCTCACTATCATCAAAGATGATATTCCAGAAGGAGAAACATGGGAGATTGAACCTTTTGGAGGAACCAATCAGTTTAGTTATTCTACTACTAGAGCAGGTACTACTCAGAACATTAAGTGGGCAGTATCCACTCAAGTTATAAGTATCGACTGGGCATGATGCTAAATATAAGATAGGAAAAAAGTCAAGGATACGCGAGCGCCATGAGTTTTCATATTAATTCCGATAAAGAGAAAATTAGGGGCGTAAACCCTAAACTCATCGGTGATAATGAAGTAACAATTAGAGGTGGTACAGGTTCTAATGAAAGAGAAATTCTCAGAACTCAACTAGACACCTCTACGCAATTACCTCGTGTTGGTATCAATAGGACGGGGCAGAGAATCAACAATGTCAATATATTGACAGGTGGTTCTGGTTATACATCTGCACCTACAGTCACGATCTCCGCACCTCCAGCTGGTGGAGTACAAGCAACTGGTTCTGCTTTTATCTTTAATGGTAGAGTCACTAGTATTGCTGTTAACAATCCTGGTAATGGATATGCTACTGCTCCAACAGTAACTATTACTGATGGTGGTGGTCAAGGTGCGAGTGCAGAGGCATTCCTTGATACTGTTGACTTTGAACTTGATATTAATGGTGCTATTAGAACTTCTACCTCTATCATTTCTGATACGGCAAGAATTCTAAACCTGGATATTGATAATTTTATCACACCAGATGCTAATTTTAGAGCACCAAACCTAAAAACATTTGCCAATAACACAGGAACTCCATGGTCTGCTAGTGTTATTGTTCAAAAAGATTCTTACAGATATTTTGGTAATAACCTTTATCAGGCACTTAATGCTGGACAGACTGGAACTGGTGGTCCAGAACATCTAGATGGTATTGAACTAAACGGAGAAGTTCAGTTTAAACATATTGGTTTTAGAGTAGTTGACTCCAACAATTACAAATATAACGAGACTGGAGAAGCTGGCGTATTCCCAAGATCTATCACACCTCTACTAGGTGATAGATCCGATAAGATTGCTACTACTGAATATGTTCTAAACCTAGCAACCAATGATGTTGGTGGTAGAATCTATGTCTCCTCTCAGATTGGTAGTGACCTAAACGATGGTCGCTCTGCTGTAAACCCTGTCCGTACAATTAAGAAAGCGGCACAGTTAGCATGGGCAACTCCTGGCGTTAAAGAAACTCTGATTGTTTCTGGTGGTGATTATGTAGAAGATAACCCAATCTCCCTACCACCTGATGCATCGGTTGTTGGTGATAACCTTCGTCTTGTAATCATCAGACCTGCTAATCCTAAAAAGCACATCTTTAAGTTTGGTGATAAGAACTATGTAACTGGTGTTACATATAGAGACCAAATTGACTCTAATGGCGATCCCGTTGCTACATGGGACTTCGCAATGGTATTTGACGATAAGCAAAGGATTCTTATCGACAAAGAAGTCAACGGAGACTTTGGTGTTGACTTCCCTATTGGACACCAAATCTTTGGTCCTGATGAATTCAATGTCGTATTCCAACAGAACACAGGTTTACAACAGTTAGTAAGTGGTAGACTGGTAAAAGGTCTAAACACTGGTGCTAGAGCAAGAGTTCTTGGAGTTGAGTTTGATGCTACAACAGGTGCTAGTGCATTCATCAATGGTAAAGCTGATGTAAGACTACTTAGTGGTTCTTTCCTACAAGGTGAGCAATTTGAGTATCTAACAAATGCTAGCACTACAGGAACAATTCATTCTTCACTAACTTCAGCAACACAGACTTCTGGGGAAAACCAATTACTTTTCACTAGTGATCCTTCAAATGATTTTAGTGCTGGTGCTTATGTCAGATTAACTGCTGCTTCTGGAACTGCTAGTGGACAAGTTATTTCTGGTGATTATGAAGTTGTTAGCATTGGTTCTTCTTCTCCGTATGAAGTAACATTTGCTCCTATTTTAGCAACTACTGGATGGAATTCTATTGGAGAAGCAGTAACTATTACTCAAGGTGAAGAGATCACTGTTCAGGCAGAAACATTTGACTCTTCTGAAATCAATTCTATTAGAGCAGAAGGTGAAGTTGTATCGGTAGACGAAGATTATACCACAACTCTACCTATTTCTAGAATTGACTTCTCTTTACAGGGAGATCCAAGCATTGCAACTGGAGGTTTCCAGAGCGCACAATTTGGTAATGCAGAGGATCTAGGTGGTATTGTTTTCTATACAAGTGCTCTTGTAGGTAGACAGAATACTCACGATTTCAAAGAAGGTCAAGAAATTCTAATTGAAGGACTTCCAACTTCTGGTCCTGATCTATCTTATCTAAACGGCAAGCAAAGAATTTATAAAGTTCTAGAAGATGCTGATGGTCGCTCTAGAAGATTTGTTATTCCTAAAAAAGTACCTGGAACTAATGACGCTAATTTTCAACCAGGATCTACTGCTGTTGTAAAATCGTTTACAAAATCTGTAACACTTTCTCTACTTAACTCTCCAAACACTTTCCCAATTGCTACTGCTGTAGACAGAAGATTTCAGGATGCTTGCACATTCCTACGCAACAACAGAGAGTTTATTGCAGATGAAGTAGTTGGAAAAATCAATGATCAGTTTAAGACAGATCATTATTCAGTATTCAATATTGGTGGTCAAGCAAGCGCACAGTTTACTCCAACCGATGTAACTTATGATCCTGCTACAGGTGATACAGTATTTACTGTCAACAACCACGGATTGTCAGTTGGTGATGGTGTAAGAATTGAAGATCAATCTATCGTATTTACATGTACGATGGATGGTAATAAGACTGAGCACGCACTACCTGATACTGATCAGTATGCTAGCGGAAAAGCAATTCCAATTTCAGCAGTTACCACAAATACATTTACTCTAAATGTAGGCGCTTCTGGTCCTAATGTACAATTCACGCCATCTGGTGCTAATTACAATCCTGCTACTGGAGCATTAGAACTAACAATTGGTGCTCATACACTGGATGTTGGTGAAGGAATTACAATTGATGATAATTCATTGTCCTTCACTTGTGCGATGGACAATAACCAATCTGTCAAGTCATATCCTCGTCCTGGTATTGATCCATTTGCAGGTAGGTCTATGCCTATTACTGCAATCAGTGCAACTACAATTACAATTAACGCGGGAGTTTCTGCTGCTAACAAGCAGTTTACTCCTACTAATGCTGCATATGATCCTGCAACTGGTGACATGGTTCTCACAGTTGGACAACATGGTCTTGGTGTTGCAAGAAATGTAGTTCTTCTAGACGAATCTCTAACTTTCACATGTACCAAGGATGGAAACGCTACTCAGCATTCTTATCCTCGTCCTGGTGTTGACCCATACAATGGTCAACAATCTATTGCTATCACTGCTGTTGGTTCTACCCAACATACAGCAACTGATGCTCCATATGATGCAGCAACTGGTGTTGTAACATTAACTGTTGCTAACCATGGATTCTCTAATGGTGATTATGTCAAGATTGCAGATGGTTCACTAACATACACATGTGATCTGGATGGTAATGTTGCTCAGAAAACATATCCTCGTGCTGGATATGACTATCCATCAGGTCGCTGGTTAGAAATCAGTGGTGTAACTACAAATACTTTTGATATCAATGTAGGACCTTCTTCTTACACTGGCACTCATACATTTGTAAGTGCTGCGGCGAATGGTATTGATCGTCAAGATGGCACATTCACAATCAATGTAGGCGCATCTCCTGTTGGTGAGCAATATCCCCATACTTTTGTCAGTGCATTAGCTAATGCTGTACAACATCTTCCACAGTCTACGCATAATTTTGTTGGCGCAACTGCTAACGCTGTTAAGCACCTACCTCAATCTGCACATACATTTGTAAGATCTACTACAAATTCTCTATCAGTTGGTGGTTCTAGTTTTGACATTTATCTGGGACCTCTAGATCATCCAAACACTTATGTTAGTGGAGGTACAGTAAAATATAGTGGAACAACTGTTAATGTTACCAATTTTGTATATGATACATCAGTTACTGGTGTTGCAACGGTAACTACAGACGCTGCACTTCCTGGTTTAGCAGAAGACAATACTGTACAACTTGCAGACTTGCTGATTTCTTGTGATGCTGGTCAAAAAATCTATCCTTCTTATAGTTCACCTACTTCCACAAACACTGGAACTAATGGTGATGAGCAATGTCGTCAAGATGTCATCCACTTTGTCAATGCAGTAATTAGAGACCTAGAATTTGGTACAAACTACAATATCATTGATGCTGCTAAGAAGTATATTGTTGATGGCAAGATTGCATATGTAGAAGATGAAATTATTCAGAATGTACGCGCTATTGAATATGCTAGAGAAATTTGTACTTATGCTATTAGAAACTGGAGAACTGGATTAGGAACTCCTGGAGAACCAATTTATGCACCACAGTATTCTTCTATTACCAGATACTTTGATGACACAGTAATTACATCTACTGCTGGATCACCAGCATGTGCTAATGTGGTCGCTGCTCTTGACACTCTTTCATTCCTCTGGGTAGATGTTATTTCAAATAATGCATCGGGAACATATCTTGATGCTGCATATTTGATTGCAAGAAATGCTGATCTAATTGCTGATCAGGCATACTTAGATACTAAAGTTCAGTACCCATCATTCAGTCTTTCTGATATTAATGAGAGAAAATGTCGTAGAGATATTAAGATCGTTCTAGAGGGTCTAATTCGTGACTTGGTTCTTGGTGGAAACCATGGAGTTGTTTCTAGTGCTGAAACATATTTCACAGGAACTGCTCTAACTGGAATCCCAGAAGCACAAAGAGATGAGACAGTTTATGCTTTCCAGAGAGTTAGGGAACATGCATTGGATGCAATGCGTAACTGGACAGATGGAACTGCAATTGCTATTACCCCAACTGGAGCTACTTACAATGCATCCAGTGGTCAAGTAACTGTAACTTTCCCAACTCCTGCTACACCTCTGACAACCAGTGATCGCTTAGCATTCACAGAAGAGGCAATCACATTTAGTTGCAATACTGGTAGTGGTGTAGGAAACCATGCAAGTCCAGAAAGATTTGATTCAAACTTTGGACAAAGTTATGCAATTACTAATGTAAGCACTTCTGGTAGTAATACTATTGCAACCGTTACTGTACCAAATGCAGGTTCTGCTTCAGGTGTTGCTCATACATTTGTAAGTGCAAAAGCAAATGGAACTATTTTGATTTATGATCCTGTAACACTTACATCTCCAATTCCTAAGTTTGAAGATTGGAATATTCTTCTCTATAGTCCAACTCCACTCTGCGCTAATGTAGCATCTTCTATCACAACTGCGTTAGATCTATTTGAAGATATTCTAGATGGAACAGTTCTTCCTGGTGCTACTACACAGACATATGGAACTCTGTATGATACAAATAATATCAGACAGGAAGCAGATAGTGTAATCACTGACTTCAACAATGTCAAGGTAACTGTTCGTGCGGACTACGACGATTATCCAATCATTGAAGCATCTCCATACACCCAGAACGCTTCTGTTATCTCCTTCCTAGGTGGTGGCGGTGCTGAGGTTGATGGTGATAAGGTCAAGCAACCTAACTGTCCTTTCCCTGGTCTAGAGCTAGATGGAACAGCATCCTTCCCGAATCAGGGTAAGTCGATGGTTGCTGCAGCATTCACGATTGTCTCCTTCGGTGGTACAGGTTATAAGATTATCAACGATGGTTACACCCAGTTGGTTTCGGTCTTCGTTATCTTCTGTGCTGATGGTGTTCTTGCTGAGTCTGGTGGTTATGCATCTATCACTAACTCTGCTACAAACTTCGGTCAGTTTGCACTAAGAGGTGTAGGTTTCCGTAAGGATCCATATGAGTTTGACATCGCAACAATCTCCAACGTTTCCTCTACTCCAACTGGTAGAACTATTCTAACAGTCAGTGGTCTTGGTAGAGAACCACTAGAGCACTATGTTGTCAAGATTGACGGATACGAAAATACAAATCCTGATATTGAATACTTCATCGATGCCGTTGCTGGAGTCACTGTTGGTCCTCCTTTCTCTGCTCAGTTAACGATCGATGATGGTACTGGTGGTGCCATGGATCTAACAGATAAGTCCACTGGTCAAGCAGTATCTACCAGTGTTCTATCTGGTCAGACAATCAATCTACACAGACCATCTATTGTTAACTCCTCTTCTCATACTTGGGAATTTGCAGGTTCTGGTACTAACTATCTTGCACTACCTGAAAACGGTGGTACTAAGATTGAAGCTAACGAACAAGTTTCTGAACAGTATGGTCGTGTATACGTCTCTGGTACTGACGAACTTGGTGACTTCAAGGTTGGTACATTTGCTAGAATCGAAAACAGAACTGGTGCTATTACCTTTACTGGTACGGTTACCATCTCTGAAGTTGAATTCTTGAAACTGAAGGGTGGTGACGTTGTTGTTACTGGTTTCGACGCATCTAACACACTTGGTGGTGCTAACTCCAGTGACTCTAAACTACCTACTCAGAAGGCAGTTAGAGATTATATCACTAACAACCTTGGTCCATACATCAACAAACCATATTCTACGAACGCTGTTCCTAGAGCACTGGTTGAACTTACTGACTCTGGTAAGATCTCCATTGACCAGATCCCAGCACTCAGACCATTCAGTGTCTTTACTGTTGCAAACCAAGCAGAGAGAACATCTCTTGAGGGCGCACTTGCTGGTGACATCGCGATCCAACAGGATACATCACAGTCCTTCATTCTTAACAATGATACCGACAGTCTATTCCTAGGATTTAATCCAGATGCAAGTCTTGCATTTACTGTTGGCGACATCTTCACTGGTAGTCTAACTGGTGGTCGTATTCAAGCTACTGAGTACAGAAAAGGTGTTGTATACACAATCAACATCAGTAACGGTGGTTCTGGTTATACAGTTGCTCCTACAATCACATTCTCTGGTGGTAATCCAGAAGCAGGTGCAGTATCAGCAGCGGCAACTTGCACCATTGCAAATGGAGAAGTTGTCACAGTAACAATCGTAGAGTTTGGTGGATTTAAAGGTGGTAAAGGATATACCACTGCTCCTACCGTAACATTCTCT